ACTGACACCGAAGCCAAAAGTCGAGGAAGCGAAGCCAGTAGATTTTTTTGAGAATCCACAGGAAGCGATTCGGCAGCAGATTGAGAATAACCCGCGAGTTCTTGCCGCAGAACAATATGCCAAGCAAGTACAAGCAGAGCAAGCGAAACAGCGATTAAGTCAAATTCATCCTGACGTTCAACAGATCGTTCAGAATGAAGACTTCAGAAACTGGATTGCTGCTAGTAAGGTCCGTCAGCAACTGTTCCAACAGGCTGATTCTTACGATCTCGATGCTGCCAATGAACTGCTTTCGACCTACAAGGAACTACGCGCCGTTAAGCAACAGAAGGAAGCCCAAGTGGATAATTCCGCTAGGGAAGCAACCCTGAAGCAAGTGGCAGTGGATATTGGTGGGTCGGGTGAGAGTACCAAGAAAGTTTATCGACGCGCAGACCTCATCCGTTTGAAAATGCGTGATCCTCAGAAGTACGCCTCGATGCAAGATGACATCATGGCAGCGTATTCTGAAGGTCGGATTAAGTAAATCTTTTAGGAGTTAATCATGGGTCTTGGTACCAATCACAGCACGACTACCACCAGTGCTAAATTTATCCCCCAACTGTGGTCTGATGAAACGCTTGCCGCGTATAAGCAGAAGCTGGTTCTGGGTAATCTCGTTACCGCTATTTCCTTCAAGGGTAAGAAGGGCGATACGCTGCACATTCCAGTGCCTGCTCGTGGCGATGCTTCCGCTAAGGCTGCTTCTACTCAAGTTACGCTGATCGCTGATACTGCAACTGAAGTTCAGGTTCTGATCAACCGTCACTTTGAGTACAGCAAGCTGTATGAAGACATTGCTGCTATGCAAGCTCTGCAATCTATGCGTCAGTTCTACACTGATGATGCTGGTTATGCGCTGGCAAAACGCATTGACCGTGACCTGCACCTGCTGGGTGCTGGTGTTCAGAGCGGTAACATCACCGGTGCTACCAACGCCTATGAGCAGGCAGTTATCGGTGGTGATGGTGTGACCAAGTTCTCAGGTGCTACTCCCGGTAACGGCACTGCTCTGACCGACGCTGGTATCCGTCGCATGATCCAGACTCTGGAAGATGCTGACATGAACAGCGATGAACTGAGCTTCGTGATCCCTCCTGTGGAAGCTGCTGTGTTGCGCGGTATCGCTCGTTTCACTGAACAAGCATTCAAGGGTGACGGTGAGACTCTGAAGACTGGTCGTTTGGGTAACCTGTACGGCGTGGAAGTGTTCACCTCCACCAACTGCCCGTTCATCCACGTCAACAGCATTACTTCTACTCAGTCCGTGACATTCTCGTCTACTGCTCCTACCGGAGTAGCATACGTTGATGAATTGGGTAATACCGTGGACTGGTCTACTTCCACCCCCACCGATGCCAAGTTCCGTGCTTGCTTGATGCTGCATAAGGATGCGTTTGCTCTGGCTACCCAACAAGACATTCGTACTCAGTCGCAGTACAAGCAAGAGTACCTCGGTACTCTGGTGACTTCCGATACCATTTATGGTACGAAAGAATTGCGCGATTACGCTGCCGTAGCGTCGATCGTTCCAGCTTAAAACTTTCTTTGACTTAGGGGACTTCGGTCCCCTATTTTGAAAGCTCAAAATGATCCCAAGCAAACACCACTCCCACCCTCAAAAGTGGGAAACGTCTAAACAAGACAAAGAGGCTAAGGGTTACGGTAAAGAAGGTTCCAAGAAAGAGGAATCTATGGACCGTAAGCAGATGCCTAAACTCCCTATGAAGAAGTAAGGAAATAAATCATGGCATTCACCACTTCCACAGTTACCCGTGTAGAACAGGGTAACAAGCAACTGCAAGGCGCGTTCAGCGAAATGTGGTTTGTCACTGCAACCGTGGACCCTGCTTCTGTTGCCGCTGGCGCTGAAGATACGGGTACGCTGACTGTCCCCGGTGTTGCACTGGGCGACATGGTTGTAGGTTTCGCCCCTGGTGTTAACCAAACCGTTGATGCTGACATTAACGTGTTTGTTTCCGCTGCCAATACTCTGACTATCCGTTTGAGTAACCTGAACGCAGCCGCTGCACTCGACCTCGCATCTTCCACTTGGAAGGTGATGGTTGCTCGACCCCTCTGGTAATTAACCGG